GAAGGGAGAGAGATCTAAACCTGTAATATAAGTTCGTTCCCATTCTTTACGGGACTCCTTGTAGTCCATATAGTTTTGATTTAACTCTGAACCTAAAGGACCTAATATATCGTCTGGTAATAATTCTGCTAAATTGTCAAAGTGGTTTTCACTTTGTGCTTGATTAAATGCTCCAGGTTCAAAATTAATCTCCGCACCGCCATCTTCGGTTGGGGTAATTTCTGTTTCTCCTGCGTTAGGTAAACTTTCGACAATATTTTCTTGAAGCTCGACTTGTTCCTCGGGCCCATCTATCTCTACCGATTTTGTTACTTCGGTTAACGATTTATCTATTTCTGCCATTTATTTTCTCCAATTGATTAGGTTTATCCTCTTTTGATTCATTAATCAAGCCTCGTGGATCAGGGCCACTCAAAGGTGGTATCTGGTCTCGTTTAACATGTTTCATGTTTTTGACCAATGTTGGATTTTTCTTATATTTACTAGGATGTTTGAATACAAATGTCATTACCAATAAAACTTCTTTTTACGTTTGGGACCAGGTTCATCTTGATAGTCTTCTGGGTGTCTTACTAAACCACCTTGTCTGTATCTTAACAGAGCTTGAGTCGTGGAGTCAACTAAATCATCGTGGTCGCCATATGGAAACGCAGCACACTCTTCAACTAATTCTTGAGCAAACTCTTCCTTCAAAGGTGCCCACACTTGTCCAGCTTCGAACATAGGAGAGACTGCATTAACTCTTGCAATTTTATCTTGACCTTTTGATGGTGTAAAATTCATAGCAGGAATTCCCATCTGTCGTAATTCGTACATCAACGGAAGTCCTGATGCTTTTGCTTCTATGATAACTGTTTCAGGATTCCAATATTTATATTGTTCTAATGCAACACGACGAAGTTCTGGAAACTCTAATCTATCTTTGAACGAATCTAATAATATTAAATTAGGTCCGCTGTCCTCGTTCGGACGAAAAATTCCCCATGTTGTAATAGCAGAATAATCGGCGGTCTCTTTTTTAAGATACGCTGTATCATAACTTTGAATAATGTGATCGATAACTGGTAGATGATCATGCTCCCAATCTTTCCACCATTCTCTTTTGATTAGAGCTCCTTCTTCTGATGTAGGGTTCTGCATGTACTGCGCGTTCCATTTTGCAACACCTGTTGCCGCCTTAACAGATTCGAGGTCCTCGAGCTTCCAATATTCTGGCCAGACTGGTTTACCATTAGGCAAGATCGCAGGAAACTCAATCACGTCCCACTGATCGCCGCTCTCGTTTGACTGTGCGTTTAATAATTTTTGTGTAAGATCTTTTGTTGACCAACGTGTCATAACCAAAACAATTCTTCCTCCTGGTTGAAGCCTTTGCCTCGGTCCACTAGTATACCACTCGTATGCTTTATCGAATGCATTTGGTGAGCTCACATCTTGCTCTGAATGTGGATCATCTATAATTAATAGATCAGCACCTCTACCGGTTACCGCACCTTGGACACCGACTGCAAAATACTCACCGCCATCAGAAGTATTCCAACGTCCTGCAGCTTTACTATCTTCTTGGAGTCTTGTTTTAAAAACATTTTGATATTCACTAGAATCAATTAAATGTTTTGTTTTTCTTCCAAAGTTTATTGCAAGCTCCGCTGTGTGAGTTGCTTGAATAATTTTTAATTTTGGATTCTGCCCGATCATCCAAGCAGGTAAAAAGAATGATGCAAATTCTGATTTGGTATGCCTGGGTGGCATATTGATAATTAAACGAGTGAGCTCTCCTGTTGCAAGTTTATTAAACTTATCTGCGATAGTCTCATGGTGGGACCCCTCTATAAAATCTGGCCACATCTTTTTTACAAAAGTCAAAAAATTAGTACGGATTTGTTTGAGCTCTTTTCTTTGGTGTCTTTGTATGATCTGTATCTTTAGTTTTTTTCTTTCGATAGGATCTTCAATTTTATTTATATCTTGTACTGTTAGCATATAATTCAATATGGGTAGAAAGTATTATACAGCAATGACTGAGTAAATCAAACTATATAGTCTATGTCTGGGACCCCTACTGGCCAAAGGGGGGATCGCAAAAAATGTTTCACGTGAAACATAAAAGTAATTCCTATTGGGACCCCTAGTGGTGGGTCCCGCCCACATGCTCTTATCTGCACAACCCAGAGTGGTATGCAGTTTCTGCATGGACTATCCTATAATATCCTATGCAAGAACTGCAATGCTATTCTTGCATAGGGTAGGCTTAACGAAACTAATTATTCATTTGTTTTAAAATCCTTTCTTCAATGTTATCTAATTGATTAACCATAAACTTTCTTCTTGTGCTTATGTTCTTCATACCTCGGTTAGTTATTTCTATTCTTAAACCAATATGATTTTTGAATAGCTGTCGAAGATCCGTGTTACTTGGATCACCAACAAAGTAAGATCGACCAGCCCAACAGAAATCTAAAAACTTAGTTCTGAAAAGTAATTCATCGATAGTCTTTTCTGTGATCTCATTTACTCCAACTGACATCATCAACCAACCCAAAGTGTCCGCTTGTTTTTTGTGATCGTCTTTTTCGAAACCCTTATCAAAGTGTTTCAAGTTTTCGTATTGTACTATTAACATTGTATTCCTTTCGTTAAGTTAATAATTTAATTTAACAGATTATCCTATATTGTAAACCCATTAAATAAATTAATTTAAAGTTATCCACAGAGGCCAGTTAGATGTTGGAGGGAACAAACTAACTGACCTCATAAGTATATGTAATTTTTTTTCAGATTTGTGCCAAATTAATTTTTTTATTTTCCCGGGTGGGTCCCGCCCACATGCTCTTTTCTATTTTTTTTCGGTGGCGCGTGTTTATCGGTGCAACACCGAACACGCGCCAAGGTTTATTATTTACTTATCAAAATCAAACTCCATTTGTTTATTTCTTTTAAAACTTTCATCAAGTCTATTTGATCTAGTTTTAAGTTCAGAAAACATAAACCACCATTTAACTATAAATGTTCCTGCAATTAATAATCCAAGTGTCATATCAAAATGAATTGCAATAATGCAACCTAAAATTATTATTGCAAAATGTAATGCAAAATAAATCGCTCTCAACATTATTTACTCGGTGGTAAAGCTAATAAAGAACTTGGTATTTGTAATTCAATATTAGCGGTTTTCATTTCCTTACTCAACTCAACTAATGTTGGTTGAATATGGCTTCCAGTATAAAGTATATTCAAACACTTTTTTCTTTTATTTCCAAGTGCATGATATAACTTATGACCTTTTCTGACATGCTTTTCTGCTTCCTCATAACAAACTTTTTTTAATTTTTTTGTTACATATTCTATTGGGTTTTCTTCCTTGACCTTAATAGAACTCATATCAGTTTGCCATTTTCTATATTTTCTTAAACCAGAAAATTTGTCCTCAATTTTTTCAGCTACTTTTCTAGCTTCAATCTCAAGGTCATGTTCTATTCTGGCTTTCTCATTTTGAAATTTCAGAAGTTTTTTAACTCTTTTATCTAGTTCTGAAATTAACTTATCAAATCCAAGTTCCTTTGCAAAGTGAGGGGATTTCTTATCTGTTATCTCACTTGCTTTGATATGGATTTCACTTTCAATAGATGAAGACGCGCTATTAAACTCTTCGTGTACAACATCTTTGTAGTGGTCGACGTGGTCTTTTCTTAATGGTTGCATAATGTATTCCTTTCTGTTTGAGTTATTATTACAACTGATTTGTTATAGGATATTCTGGGAATATTGTCAAATAAATAATTTAAAAAAACTAAAAAAAATTTTTTCTTTTTTTAGGGTGGGTCCCGCCCACATGCTCTTATCTACATTGGAACGATTCTAAACAAGATGCGACAATATTGTCCTTTACATTATAGGATATTCTGTTATTGTGAATTTGTATTGTCAAGTTAAGTTAAACTACCTCTGGCAAACACTGACCGCGGTTGTAGGTTCTCTGGTCGATAAATTCGTCTGAACCTTCAGGGCTAAGATCCTTGCACTGATTAGGTGATGCAAGGATCCTAGGCCTCGAGGATACCCTAAGAATTCCTCGAGGCTGATCCCTGGTCTCTTCTGAACCCGCTGATCAACGGTGTGGAAGGGACCTGGGATCAGACTGATCCCTGGTCCTGTGTCGAAT